AGCGGCCAGATCACCGGCGGCGGGCATGCGGGCCTCCTAGGGGGCAGGGGAAGCGCCGCATGGCGCGGCCGGCTGGCGGATCAGAGGGGGATCAGGTCAGCGGATGCCGTACCAGAGCTTGCTCGCCGAGAGCGCCCACGAGGTACCGAACGCCAGCGTGGTCGTGGCGGTCACCGCCGTCACCGCACCCGAGGACAGCGACGCGGCGTTCAGCGTGCCGGACGCCAGCGTGCAGTTCGGGTTCATGATCGTCGAGCCGATCGTGCCCGTCGTGGTCGCGGTCACGGCCGGCATGCTCGGCGCGGTCCCGGTGACCTCCTGGTAGACGTAGTAGTCCCCGGCGGCCAGCTGCACCGGGGTCACCCACGGGATGCTGTAGAGGCCCGCCGTCCCCGTCACCGTCGCGTGGGCCTCCGCCGTCCAGGCGACCGGGGCGACACCGGTCCCGGTGTAGAGCGCCCACACCGCGTTGGTGACCGCGGCGCCCGAGGTGAACACCACGTCGATGATGCTGCTGACCCCGGGTACCGGGACGTGGACCCGGGTCAGGTAGCCGTAGGCGGTGGTCAGCACGACCGCCGTCGGGGACGCCAGTTCCGGGGCGTACGACTGGCCCAGGTAGCCGGACGGCAGGGTTGCCGAGCTGTTGCCGTAGGCGGCGATGACGCCGTCATTTGCGTTTGGCACGGGTTACTCCTGGTGTCAGTTGAGAGCCACCCGGCGGAACGCGGACGGCAACGGGTTGTGCGGTGCTCAGGGCTTGCTGGCCGCCTTGGCGCGGCCCTTCGGGGACTCGGGCTCCGGCTCGGCCTCGGCCTGCTTCACGAGCTTCTCGACAGCAGCCAGGAGCGTGGCGGGGTCGGCCCGGCGTGCCTGCTCCTCGAGGATGAGGCGCCGGCCACGCTCGATCTGGTCCTCCCACTGCCACTCACCGCGGGCGTGAGCGCCATGGAGGCGGTCCGACAGGGGGCCGGGGAAGTCGAACCCGCCGTCGTCCTCGGGCTCGAAGTGGCCGAACTCGGGGTCGTCTACTGCTCCGACGGCGCCCCGCGGGTAAAGACGCATTGCGCTCCTTATGAGGAATGGCGCGGATGGCCGCCGCGAGTGGCTCCACGGAAGGACGGGGAGCCACTCGCGGAACGGCGTTACCGCAGGTCAGGCCCTAGGCCACATTCTGCAAAACGCCCATAGCGACAGGAGCCCGGCATAGGAAACTTCCCACCGATCTCACCTCAAACTCACGGCGCGGGCCGCCGCCGGCCGTGTTGGCCACCCGCGAGATGCCGTAGTCGAACTGCGCCGTGTCCCGCAGGTTGCGGTACTCCAGCACGTTGGAGATGTTCGCCTGCGGGAACGGCACCCGGTCGGTGCGCGCCACGATCGTGCCCGGCGGGATGGAAACGTGGACCTCGATCGGCACCTCGACGCCACCCGCGGGGGCGTTGACGATCTGCCCGACCCGGCCGCCCGCCGTGACGTTGATACGGCCCGCGGAGTCGGTGTTCAGGTAGGTCGTCGCCGAGGTGGAACCCAGGATGAGGTTCGCGATCTCCTGCGCCTGCGCGGCATTCATCATCAATGCCGTCGGCGAGCACTTCACCTGGTTCCACAGCGGCAGGAACAGGCTGGCCTCGATCTGGGCGACGGTGCCGCCGGTCAGGCTCAGCATCGCCCCGTCCAGCGAGGCGTACACCGCCGGGTTGGCGGTGCCGGTGCCGGGCTGCACCCACTGGCCGACACCGGAGTAGTCGCCGGACAGGTTTGCGAGGAAGCCGTCGAAGTCGTTGGCGTTCGCCGACCCGTTGTCCGCCGACGCATTGTAGGTGGGGACCGAGCTCGCGGTGCCCTTCCAGGCCGTGGTCATGTCCGGGCACTGCGTTGCGGCGGGCAGCGCGTTGTTGCTGGTGATCACCGACGTCATCGTGACCGTGTTGGTGGTCGTGGTCGTGTAGTAGTACCAGGTCGTCCCGTTGGACGACTGGAACCAGTCGTAGGCCACCGCGCCCCGGATGCTGGTCGTGGTCGCCGTGACCGAGTTGGTCGAGGTGCCGGACCCGGACGCACCGCTGGTGCTGTTGCCCTGGGAGTTGCCCGAGCCGTAGTAGTAGCCGCTTCCAGTGCGTGCGGCCACGCCGACGTAGACGGTGGTGGACAGGGCGATGGTGCCGCCCGTGGTGACCTGCGTCAGCGTCGGGGCGGATGCCGCCTTCAGGGCGAACGACTGCGCGCCCATCAGCTTCCGGTCATCCCCGATCAGGACCTGGTTGAGGGTCTGGAACGTCGAGATGGCGTACGGGTCGCCGTACCCCTTCGCCAGGTCGAACGCGTCCTGCGTCACGACCCCGGCGAGACCGGTCGGCTTGTAGCGGGCCTGGAAGTCCTGCTCCTTGAACAGGACTTCCTGGGCGGCGAAGTCGAAGCCCATCGACGGGTCAGGCTGCGCGTCGGTCAGGTCCATGATCGCGCGCCACACCGCGAACGGGTTGCCGTCGGGGCTGGACACGCGCGGGACCATGTCGCGGAACGGGGTGACGACCGGGATCAGGGAGACGAGCCCCGACAGGTCGTAGGAGTAGATGCCGGTGGACTCGAGGATGCCCGTGGTCTGGGCTTTCATGATCTGGGCCAGGGTCTCCTCGGTGACCTGGCCGAGCGGTGCGTTCAAGTGATGCCTCCTGGGCATGCAGAAGGCCCCGCGCTCAGAGGCGGGGCCCGGAAGAGTCAGGCGGAAGAGGGGGGCGGCTTACCTGCGCTGGAGCGCGGCGAGCTGGTCGATGGCCAGCTGCTGCATCTCGCGGTGGGCCTCGTTCTGCTCGGCAGGGGTGCCGTGGTAGAGCGTGCCCTTCAGCTCGCGGGCCTTGGCGATGTCCACGGGCGGACCGCCCTGGGGCGCCTGGTCCTGGCCGCGCAGCATCCCCGGGGGCGGGACCGCCCCGTTGGTGAACACCTTCGGCATGGCGGGCTGCTCTTCCAGCGTCGCGATCCGGCCCTTCAGTACCTCGACCTCTGCGAGGGCGCCGGCGACATCGGCCTGCTTGGCGATGTCCTCTGCCGGTGTCCTTGCGTCGAGCACTTCGCGCACGGCTTCCGCGACGAGACTCTTCAGCACCTTGCGCTCGTCGGTGTCGTTCGTGTCCTGCTTGGCCACGTCATCGTCCGGCGTGCCGTCAGCCGGGGTCCCGGCATCAGCGGCCGGGGCGGGGGTCATGTCGCCAGCGTCAGCGGCGGGAGCGGCGGCGGGCGCGGCAGCCGGGGCCGGGTCAGCGGCGGGTGCCGGGGCCGGGTCCGGCGCAGGCGCAGGATCGGCGGGGGCATCGGCCGCGGCCTTCGCCTCGCCAGCCGGGGCCGCACCCTGCACGGGGACGATCTTCGCTGGGTCCACGATGCCGACCACCTCACCCTTGGCGTTGTAGACGACGACCTGCGGCTCCTTGTCCGCCTTCATGACGTCCTCGTAGGCCGGCAGTCCATCGGCACGGCGCTGCGCGTTGATGTCGCGCACCGCCACCGGCGCGGCCTCGTCGCCCTTGGCGACCTCTTCCGCCGCGGTCTCTTCTGCCTTCACCACGGTCTCCGGGGCGGCGTCGGTGCTGGTCTGGTCTGCGGCCATCGCCGCCTCCTTGGTGACTGGGTCGTCAGCGACAGGGGCCGCCGGCAGTGTTTGCAGCACGCTCTGGAGCGACGCGGCGGCGGTGCGGATCCGCTCCTCGTTCACCGAGGACAGGACCCGGCCGGCCTTCGCGATGGCGGCGAAGCCCTCGATGGTGCCGAGCGGAGCCGCGTCGAACCCGGCCATCGCCTTGCCGATCGCATCCATCTCGGCGGTGCCGCAGTCCGACTCCGACTGCTCAGACACCGCGAACGGGGCCAGCACGCCGATCGCGTAGTCGATGGCGCACGCCGCGTCCTGCAAGTCGAACGCGTTCTCCGCGTCGTCCGGGTCAGCGGCGGCGGCTTCCAGCATCTCCCGGTCGGCCATCACGCCGAGGGCGACCTTGGCGCGGGCCAGGATCGAGGTCCACTTGGTGGCCGTGGCCGCGTCGATCGCCTCCCATGCAGGTGAGCCGGGGTCGGTCGGGTCGCCGGGAGCCTCGTCGTCGGGGGCGGCGAGGGGGATCGTCGGGTCCATCCCATCGACGCCCTCGTCCAGGTCGGGGCCCATGTCGGCCTTGGTCACCGTGTCGCTCTTGGACACTGAGTCCCCCTTGAGGCTTCCGTCGCTGTTCCAGTTGTCCGGGATCTTCGACGAGGCGCCGAGGGACTTGGCCCGGGAAATGATGTGCTTGCGGATCGCGTTGTGCGAGGCACCACCGCGGCCGACGGCGTGGATCGCCTTGCCGAGGTCGGCCTCGTTCTCGATGGGGTAGCTGCCGGTCGGCATCGCGGCACCCGTGGCTGCGTCGTGCTTGCGGCTGGCGGTGTCGTTCTTCGCCTTGGCCACGTCGTCGGTCGTGCGGACGGCGGCCTTGTGGATGAAAGCGGCGACGGCGCCGGGGCTGCCGGTCATGGTCACGTCATCCCTCGCGGCCGGTGCGGGCTCCGGCTCGGCCTTGGCGATGAGGTCGCGGACGAACTCGGGGTCCATCAGGCCAGCGCCGTCCTCCGCCTTGGCGATCAGGAACCGCGGCACGCCGTTCGCGCCCTTGCCCACGAGGTCAACGCGGGTGAAGTCGGCGTCCACCAGCTCGGTGAACTCGTCCTCTTCGGGCGCAGCGGTCACGGCTCACCTCGCATGTGGGTGGTGACGTGGAACGATGGCGGGATGAGCCTTCTCACTGAGGTTGTGATCGTCACGTCCGGCGGGGAACAGGGCGCTATCGCGTTCGTCAACGGGACGATGGCCGCACACTCGGAACACCCGGCTTACTTCGAGCTGTGCAAGGTAAGCGATGCGATGCGTTACGGGGGCGGCAAGGTGACGTCCACGGAGGTCTGGGGCGGCTGCTTCAACTACCTGCCGCTGACCGAGTTCACGGATGCTCTCGCGGCAGCACCGTGGGCGTTCCCCTGGAGTGTCCTGGCCTGCATCGAGTACGAGATGGCCGACGGACTGGAGGTCTGGACGCCCCGGGATGGCTTCCTGCGCAAGGCCGGACCGGCATGAGCGGCCTGTCGCCCTGCCTGCCGGGTTGCGACCGGCTCGGCCACGTCCCGGGTCAGCACACCGGCTCCTGCACCCGCAGGGGGTCCGTCCTGCTGCCCGGCCCGCTTGACCTCGTGCACCAGCACCCAGACATCCCGGTTCACACTCCGGTGCGCGACACGGTGGGCGCAGTGCTTGCCCAGGCGATGCGGGACGAACTCGGCATCATCGCCTACGACCTGCAGCCACCGGACCCGGCGGACCTTCCCAGGACGCCGGCCTACTCGCCTTTCCGGCGCCACATGGAGCGGCAGCCGCAGTCCCGGTACACGCCCCCGCCACTGCCGGAGGGTTACGCCCGGGTGGCGCTTGATGACGACTACTACGCCGGGCCGCAGTGGGCTGACTGGGCTGGCGAGGACGAGGCTTACCCGGCGCGGGTGTTCGACATTCCCGCCGGGCAGCGCGAGCGGTGGGCTAAGGCTCAGGCCGACTACGCCGCGATGCAGGAGGAGATCGGCGCACTCCGGGATGCGCGGCTGGCCAAGCCCGGATGGGTACCGGAAGGCTGGGTGCGCAAGGGCGATCCGTATCAGGTGCAACCGTGACCGATCAGGACCGGACGCTCACTGAGGCTGAGTACCGCGCCTGGGTGGAGTGGAAGCTGGACCGGCTGCGGAACGTGTTCGACTCGGTGCTGGCCGACGTGATGCCCGGCACCGACCTGCACTGGGAATGGGCGCCGGTCACGCAGCAGGGCGCACCCGGCGGCGCCTAGCGATCCCCTGCGGCGACAGGCCACCGATGCGCCCGGCCTTGTAGAGATCCCAGGCCCGGGGCGTGAGTACCGCACCGACTAGCCAGTCACCCTTGCGGACGACGACGCCGTCACCGAGGTCCCACGGCTGGTCATTCCGGTAGATATACGACTCCACGATCTGCGCGGCGCCTCCGTCTGCATCGGTGCCGTCGATGTGGAACAGGCCAGAGCGGGGCCCGTTGCGGAGCAGGCTCCACGCGGCCTTCTCCAGTTCCGCCTCGGTGAAGAAGTCCCGGCCGCCGTCCACGCCCTTCTTGATGAGCGGATCCCTACCGGCCTGGTAGGCAAGCCCGAGCACGTAGCGCTGCTCCTCAGCCATTGCCGCACCTCCGGGACAGAGGCTCAGGCCGTGGCGGCAGGTCTCGGTGACCGATCAGCGGCCAGCCGCACGCCACCGCCATCACCGTCACGCAGATGGCGACGATCAGCCACCACGGCATCGCTCACCCCCTGGGAGACTGGGTGCATGAGCGATGACCTTGTGACCTGGCTGCGGCGTCAGGTGGAGGACGACCTGTCGATAGCCCGGATTATCAGCCAAGGCGGCTTCGAGCCGCAGCGATGGGACACCGAACCGCCCGGGCAGGTGAATCCGCCCAAGGACCCGGCGAGCACCGCCATCAGCGAGGCGATCGGGCAGGAGCCGGAGTACTCGTGCGGCTGGGTGCAGATCGTCGTCTACGAACGCGAGATCGGCGACCCGCCGGAAGAGGAATACCGCGAGCCCGGTTCCGTGGCCGCGCTGGCTGACATCGGCCGGCGGCAGTTCGACCACATCATCCGGCACGACCCGCGCAGCGTTGTCGCGGACTGCGAGGCAAAGCTGGCCATCCTTGACGCGCACGACAAGGCGGAGCATTACTGCCCGATTCCGGTACTGCCAAGCGTCCACGGTCAGCGCTGGACGCCAGAGGAAGGGCCGTGCTGGACGGTGCTCCTGCTGGCCGACGGCTACCGTCACCGTCCCGGCTACCGGGAGGAATGGAAACCGTGAGCGGCGGGCGGCTATGCTGACCTGGAGCATCCCGGCAGTGACGCCGGGGCTAGATGTCGCGGGTTCGAATCCCGCCCGCCCGGCGCAAGCCGGGTGCGTAGCTCAGTGGCAGAGCCGGGGAAGGCGCAGCTTCGGCTGCGCCTTCCTGCGTTTCAGCCCAGCAGGCCAGCGAAGAACGATGACGGCACGTCGCTTACTTGATCAAGCTCACACTGGCAATTCGGATGTCCGGGATAATCCGGTACGTCCTCGGGTGCATACGGGCTGCCGGCCTCGTTGTCCTGGCACATAGCGCAGGGATTCCCGTCCGTGACCCAGTTCACGAGCCCGGTCTGGCCGCCCAGCCCGATCCGCGACAGCAGGCCCTTCACCCCGGCGCCGAGCGCAGCCCACATGCCGTCCTGCACCCACGACCGCACCGACCGGACAGCGCCGGTCAGGAGCCCGCGCACCCCGGAGACCATGTCCTGCTGGCCCTTGCCAGCCCCCGCGTCCTCCGCGAGCTGCTTCCCGAGGTCGGCCGCGGCACCCTGGACGATGCGCTCCAGCGTCTCCTGTGCCTGCTGGGACACTCCCGGGTCGCCCTCAAGCCGGCCGTAGGCACTGGCGAACGCCCCGGCGATGTCCAG